ATCTGTGATTGCACCAGTTACTTTAAATACCATCCAAGTATCTAATGTATTTGCTTTTGATATTCTTATTCTTCCTCTGTTAGTATCATTACCTGTTACATCATCCCAGCTTTGTACCCATGCTGAAACATCTGTACCATTAAATTCTAAATCATCTATGTACATTTCAGATACACTAGATATTGTTGTGTTGTTTAATCTAAATTTTCCTGCTCCAGGATCTGCATCTGTTGTTGTTGTTGAATATTGAAACATTGCACTATCTCCACCTGCCGGTAGAAAGTCTGCAACTGTTGTTAATACATTTCCTGTACTGTCAAATCCTAAAGTTCTTGATGCTCTTGTGGCAGCATCTTCTGTAAATTCTGGTGTTGTAATTGAGTTGGTTGCAGATACTTTAAATGATCTGTCTAGTTCCTCTTGCATCTGTTGAATAGTCATAGTTGCACGATCCAAACCCTCTTCGTGAGATTCCGCAGGGAATGGATCATTAGCGATATAATCAATCGCTTGAGTTTGCGGAACTTCTCTTCTAATAACTACTGTCTCTCCTGTTGCTGGGGTATTGCCAGATGTGAAAGTTATTGAACCTCCACTAGCATCACCTGCACCAGCTACTGTATAATGTGTAGTTAAAGTCTTAACAGTTTCAGTTCCTGTTGATGATCTAATAATTACCTGTAAATCTGTGTCAGCAAATATTTTAAATGTGTAGGCAAACTGGGTTGTACTACCATTACCGGAATAGGAATTTTTTACTGTTGTGCTTGATACTGTCATAACTAATTAAAACCTTTAAACTGTGTTGATGGTTTTGTAAATAAAAAATGTTGATTATAATCTTTTTCCATTCTGTTTTCAATCCTTTCTAATATACCCGGTTTTATAGTCTCCATTATTTGATACCCTATCATATAGTCAAATGCACTTTTTATATAGAACAAATTGTAAAAAGGTATCATTGCGGTTACAGCATCATAAGCTGATTTACCAGCTTTACCACCTTCAAGTCTAGTTCCATGTATAATAGCCATTAAAACATCTGCTGCTGTTACAGGTATAGGTCCAGCAAGTCCACCTATAATAGCCATTTTGTCTCTAACTTCTTTAAATAATACATCACCATATATACCTAATCCACCTCCCTGTAATAAAGCAGCCATTAATGTTTTAAAATTAACATCTCCATCTTCACTTATTATTTCTCTTGGTGATCTTCCTTTTAATAAATCTTTTATAGTCATAGACATATATCCTAACATTGCAGAAGTTACCATTAAAGCAGCCATTCCTCTTACACCTCTACCTATGTCTCCTTGTTTTCTACCTTTAAAATAATCCATTTCTCTACCTAAAACTTTTTGTACAATAGAAATAGGAAATGCTTTAAATTGACCAAAAAATCTTATAGCTTCTCCCCACATAGTTCCAGCTAAAGCTCCTTGTGTCATAAAACCTTTTACTCTAGCATCTGGTTCAATAACTGCGTAAAGTGATCTGTCTAATAATATTCCAGATACAGATGCTTTAAATTTTTCTTTTTCTATTCTTATTTGTCTGTCTGTCATTTTTTCTAATCCTGTAATTTTTTTTATATCAGCATCAGATATTTGATCTAACAAACCAATGTTAATAAACTCTTTACCATCATCTGCTTTTTCCATTGCAGTTTTTCTAATAACATCCCATTTAGTAGGATTAATATCATACATTGTAAACAATTCTTGCAATTGTGTATTTAATTTTTTAAATTCTAAATTTTTTTGTCTAGCAAAATAATTTGCTAAACCTAACATTGCTCCTTCTTTTAAACTGTTGGTCCACCAAGAAAGTAAATTTAATTTAAAAAATGTTCTTTGAGCTTTTGTCCAACCTTTATTTAAGTTATCACCAACTTGGTGTCTTGCTGACATATCATAAATAGTATTATCATTTATAAATCCAAGCATTTCTGCTATTCCTTTTTTTTGTTTTGTATTTTTAATTCTTCCTAAACTAGATAATGCTTCAAACATTCCACCTAAAAATGATCTACCTTGATACCTTACTTCTGAACCATAAATACCAACATCAGCCAATGCAGAAATTGTTGCACCACCTAGTCTTGCCATAGATGCTAAAGTTCTTGCTATTGCCGAATATCTAGCAACACCAAAATTTTCCACAGTATAAATAGAACCATCTATAACCTTCATGTATTTATCTAATTTACGAAAATTTTTTATATCTCCTACTTCTTTACCTTGTTTTTTTAATCTATCGTGTACCGCATATCTAATTTTTTCTATATTTTCTTTAGGTTTTGTGCCTAAAGCATCTATTATTCCAAGGTTTCTTCCTGCAGTTTGTAAACCAGAAAAGAAAGATTCTTTTAAATTACCAACACCAAATTTATCATTGTAATCAAACCAATCATCTGCTGTTTTAAAATGTAATACTCTTTTAAATTTAGAACCTTTTGCTACATCTGCTGATGTTCTTGTGCCATAAGAATTAGCAACACCATCTGCAATTAAATATTTATTACCTACTAAAGAATTATAAACATCTTGCATAAACTCATCAACATTATCTGTATTTGCAAATGTTCTATCAGTATCTAATTTTTGCATTACATAATTTTTCCATGCTAAAAAATTTTTATTATAATTTATATCTTTTTTTAATTTTAAAGATGGATCAGTTTCAATATTTTTTACACCTAAAATAGCTGCAGCATTTCTAATACTTGATGGATCGTGTGATTGTTTTACAATATATCCCCACAATTTTTGAATGTTAGCTCCTCTATCATTTAATTTTTGTCTAATCATTTCAGAATAACTTTCCATAACTTCTGCTAATTTTATAATATCTGGATTAGTTTCTGTTACTGGAGGTTTAATTCCTGTTCTTTTTTCTATGTCTGTTTGTTCTGAACTTAATTCATACATAGTTCTTGTAACTCTTCTTTGAAGTTGTGATTCCGATATACCCTCTAAGCCTTTATCAAATAAATTATCTACACCTTCGGCTCGTAACTTTGCATTAAATCCAACAATTAATTGATTGACAGTTGCGTTTTGTTGTACAGCAGCAGAAGCTCTAGCTGAAGCAACTCTATTGTTAGAACCAACTAATATTGCAGTTAAACCTTCTAATGGATTATCTGAAAATTCTGTTAAGACTAATTCTGTTAATCTTCTAATTTTAATTTCATTTTCTATAGCATTTCTTTTATTAATTTTTTTTTGTATTTTAATTTGTTCTGATACTTCTTTAGAAATTTTATCAACATTAATTTCATCAATGTTGCTTAATTTTTTTTCTGCTATAGATTGTTTAATTAAGTTTACTATCTCTTCTTTTTTAGTTCCAGCAATAGAAGATTTTTTTAATAAACTCTCTATTCTTATTAAACACTTATCTGCCATAATTATCTACCATTCCTACAATTAATAAAATCTGCTACCGCTTCATCTAGTTCTTTTTTCTTTGTATTAAGTTCGTCTAATTCTTCTGTTGCAGTTTTTAATTCTGAATCTTGTTCTCCTCTTTGAAATTTAAAATTAGCATCTTTTTGATTTGTTTTTATAGTTTCTAATTGAGCATTTAATGTATCTATTTCAATATCAGTTTGTACTTCATCTCTTGTAACGACATTTTGTTCTAAAGTATTTAATTCTATTTCATCTGATTTTAATTTTGGTTGAGTATTTGTTTCTACTGTTGGTAAATTATTTTGTGTAGTTCTTAAAACTGGATCAGCATTTACAACTGGACCTACATCTACAGATTCATCCAACATTAAATCTCCTAAAGATTTTTCTAATAATAATTTTCTAGTTCTTGGATCTGTTTTTTCTAACTTCAACATAAAATCTGAAGTATCTCCATAATATTCTCTAAATAAAATTTGTTCGTTAGTTAGTTCTGGTTCTATTTCGTCTGATTTTATTCCAGTTTCTTTTCTAACTTCATTTACTTTTGTTCTAAAATTTTTATATTTAGCAACTGTTTTAATATCTCTTAATTTACCTACACCTACATGAAGTCCACCACCAAGTATTGATCCAAAAGCAATGTTAAGCAAACTGTCTGCTGCACCATAATCTGCTTGTACTCGTTTAGCAGCACTATAAACTATTGGCTCAACTAATGCTGCACCGACAGCACCTTCTACTACACCTCTTGTTAGTCTAGCAGTTCGTAAACCTTGTCTTGCAGCTAAAGCAGCAAATCTTGCTTGTCCAAATACAGGTATAAAAGAAGCTCCAATATTAATAGGGTCAAGCATACTAACAGCTAACCCTGTTCCAAACTTTGCAGCACCCACATAAAAACCAGCAGAAAAAGGATTCCAAGAACCCTCTGGTCCTCTTTGAATAATACTTTGTCTTTCTTTTTCAGCTTCTTTTTTTTCAACCATAATATCTACAACTGATTGAAACTCATCTTCTTTAAAATATAATCCTAAATCTTGATATTCTTTATTTAATTCTTGTCTATCAACACGAACATCACCACCTCTAATAGATTCTGTTGTAGCGGCATTTATAGACCTGTGTGTTTTTGTAGCTTCTAAAGGATTGTACTCCCAGTTATCTGCAGCAATAGCACCTAAAGTTTGTCTTAAACTTTTTTCATATCTGTCATAACCATTTTCTTGTGCTGTCTCGTCTATCTTTAATCCGAATCCTAATTGTGCCATTAAATAGTTCCTTCTTTATTAAGAAGTTTTGCTGTTAATTCAAAATGTTTAATAACACCAGACCTTTTATTTTTTCTAGCATTTCTATATTCATCATTATTTAAAAATTCTTTTGCAGCTTTAGAAAATTCACCTGCATTAATTAATTCTCTTGTTTTAGGAGATTGAACTAAAGAACCTCTAAACCATTCATAAAATAATGCTTGTTGTAATTGATCAGAAAAAGTATCAAATTTTGGTATTGCATTAATTACTTCTGGTATTCTGCTTTCAATATCTTCTAACAACATTTGTTCAGCTTCTTTTTTTGTTGTTGTCTGTCCTTCTTCCGCACCATATCTGCCATAACCTATAGTCAGCTTTCCTTCACCTTGAGTTGCTTTAGTTGCTACTTCAAAAAATGCTCCTTCTTTATCTTTTACATATTTAAAAAACTTATTACTTTCTACTAAACCTGCAAATCTAGGTTTTAAATTTTCATCTGATAACATAGCTTGATCATCTTCTGTTTGAATAAAATCATTTAAA